TTGTTTGTCTGTTGGAGTAAAGCCTGATCGTGCTATAAAAGAAGCCTCTATTAAAGGTTTTTCATCTAAGTTATAATTTTGAGTATAGTTACCGTAAACAACTCTATTGCCTGTTATTTCTTGAGCTAAAGCTTTTTTAGGAACATTATCGTAAGGTCTTAATATTTGATTTGATGGTAAAACAGAGTATATCGTGTCAGAAGTAACAATATACTTATTCGCCTCCCAGTTGTTTATTAAGAATGGTGGTTCATCAACCCCAACCTCTACAATAATATCTTTATAATCTTTATACTTTATTTTATCTACAAGGTATACGTTTGGAGAGTTTGACTCTTTGTATAACAAGTCAATTTGAACAACATCTTCTAGTATGTTAGGTTCTACAAAGTTTCTTAATTTTAAACTTTTTAACTTATTTTCCATACCAAGGTTATAAGCTTTTTTTGTTTCATAATCAAAAACACCTGGTTCAAAAGCTAAATTAGAAAACGGTGCAAAAGTAGAATACTCACCATCTTGGTATTTATACCTGTAGCTAAACCTTGCAAATTGTTTTTCAAAGAAATCAACTTGAACTGAACCTTTGTAAACAAACCAGTAAGATAAAGCGTAGTTTTGTGGCAATGAAGTAAAACCTTCATTTACTTCTAATATTTCAATACTAAAAGTATTGTTTGTATAATTACCAACAGGTGATGTTGGATCGTCAATACTTTGACCACTTAAGTTGCTTACTATTTTAGCTTTAATATCAAACTTATCTGGCAAGTCGGTTAATTCGTTGTTACTACCTACATCACTTCTTAAAAAAAGCAATTCATCACCAACGCTAAAACCTTGCTCTCCAATAAAATTACTAAAACCACTATTAGAGTTAAAATTACTACCAAGAGGATCTGGTATTATAACAATATCTCCAACGCCTGCGTTACCACCACCGTAAAAAGGAGGTATAGTCATAAAATCAAATATAAGGTCAGCTGTAGTAGTTGTTTCTACATTAGGCTCTAGTTGTAGTTTTGTTTTTGGAGATTTTTTTATAACTGTAATATGTTCTTCTCTAATTTCAGTAACGTTTAGTTGTAAATTAATATCTCTTTCTGAAACAATTAATTTAGTTTGAACATCAAAGTTGTTGTTAGAACCTTCAATACAAAGATCTATATTTATTTTTTTTGGCTCTGTATAATTATCTGTCCAAAAAAGTAAATTATCAATTATATTTATACCTGTTATTGTGTTTGGATTTTCAAGGTTTTGATCGTTAAATCTTAAAACATTTTTATTTACATCTACTAACACTGGTGTTACTGTACTACTTTTATATCGCAGTATCATGTCTTTGTTTAGACTTGTTACAAACCAATAGACAGCGTTTTCTTTTTCATTAGCATAAACACCTACGCAAAAAGCTTTTTCTAAGTCAATATTAGAAAGCTTTGTATTGCTTAGTATGTTTTCTATAGCACCAACGTCAGAATCTTCAGAAGTAGATACTTGTATATTCTCAGCATGTCTATACTGACCTTTAGGTAATAGTCTTTCGTCCAGGTCTTTATTCATTTTACCTGCCGAAAAATTTTGCTTAATTTCAGCCATGTATTAGTGTTTTATTTGTTTAGATTTACCTCTAAGTATTTGAGTTAGTTCTTCTAATTTTAAATTTGATAATCTTAATTTTGCTTGCCTTATAGCAGCAAACCTATCTTTTTTAAATCTTCGCACAATATATTCTTGTACGTTAGCTCTTGTAGATAATATAGCATAAGCAATAGACATATACATTGCTTGTTCAGCAAACTTATGCACTTTCATTTCAGAGTCAGTACCAAGGCTATCACTTAAGTAATCTATAACTACAGTTTTACCAGATACACCAGAGCTAAAGTGAACAAGACCTGTATTGTCATTTATATAATAAGAACCGTTATCTTGCGCATGTTGAGGATCAATACCGTATCTTCTACCTTCAGCTGCAAATCTAGTATCATCTTCATAATCGTCAGTTACAGTGTTTGATGTATGTGCTCTGTATTTATTCCAAGAGTTAGACTCTGTGTTTAAATCTACAAATATTAGCTCTGTACCGTAAATATTAACATTTGTAACAACTAAAGGTTTACCAGGATTTATTGCTGGTTGGTTTGCAGAGTCTTTTAACTTCCACTTTTGATATGGTGGATTTGTTATATGAACTGCTAGACCTGGAAATGTTTCCGCTATAGTAATACCGTCAATAGCTGTTACTGTTGTATTGTCAGGTATACCAGGTCCAAATACGCTCATACCAACTTCTATACCACCTGGATCAGTAAAAAGATATATAATCATACCATCATTAGTAGCATTACCACCTTGGTCAACGTTAGCACCGTAGTTAACACTTTGTAAATTACTTGTTGAAACACCGCTGATAACTTTTGTAACACCTTCTATAGCATATCTAACTTCTTTTTCAAACTGAGGTAAAGGTATTTTAGAAACAAAATCATTATCAGAGGCTATTTGATTTCCAAATGAATCATATGTTCTTGTTATACCGTACTCCATATACTTGCCAAAGTATTGTTTTTCTGCAGATGGTATTTCAATAAAAGCACCGTCTACTAAAGTAACATCTGGTATATTTACTTTCCAAGTATTAGTTTCAAACTTTATATCACCATTAGTAGCTTGTTGGTAAGACACAGGATTAGATGTTTTAGAAGTAGGATATAACCTGTGTTTTATTCCAGCGCTATCAACTCTAGATATAGCTGTGTAGTGTACGTAGTCTTGCGGTAAAGGCAAGGTTAAAGAAGGTGGAACTTCTAACTCAAAAGATTTTACAGATTTTAAAGTATCAAAACTTAATTCAGCTAAAGCACGTTGCGCGTGAAAACCAATATCAGTTCTACTTACTTTACTTATAATTTTACCCTCACCAACATACGCAACTACAAATGAGTTTATAATATCTTCTAGCGAAGTAAACTGGTAGTTACCATAGTTAGCATTACCTGTTTGCTGCACGCCATCAGGACCATCATAGTATATTTTTGAATCTAACCCAAGATCAATTAAACCACCTTCAGCGGTAACTTCATCTTGTTTTTGTATAAAGCCGTCTAATAATCCCATGTGTTATGATTTTTCTTGTTGAATATTTTTATTGTCTTCTGCTACAGCTATTTGATACATAGCAGGATCTTTTATAGCTATTCCAGCTAAAGCTAATATTTTTATAATTAAGTTGTTTTCTTCAGAAGGATGTAATTGAAAATCTAAAGACTGTGTAGCATCGTACAAAGCGTTATCATTAATAACGTTGTAACCCCAATTTGCTTTTTTAGGTTTTCTTATGTAATGGCATTGCACGTTGTTAGTAAACGTAGGGTAAATTCTAAAACCTTGAGGCATGTCAACATATACAGCTCTTTTTAATGTTGGCTTTGCTAAAGGCGATAATTTAATTGCCAAATATTCTTTATGTGTAACTTGTTCTATTTCACCATAACCAGTTTCTAAACTACCTACTCTATATAACTCTTGTGGTTTTTGATAATAAGGTGATTGATAAAACAATAGTTTTATGTTTTTAAATATAGCTATTTTTTCCTCTAACAAAGTTAGCATGTCAGCGTATTCTGTATCATTACCAGGAACTCTATTAAATTGATTTATATCATAAAAATATTGCTCAAATATATCCATCTGAGCTTGGTCTGCAAATAAGTTAAACTCTTGTGGAGTTATATAACCTCTTTGCTCTTTATTAGCTATTGCTAAAACTTTTTGATATACTGTATCTATATTTACCATATTTCTTTATTGTAGTTTGCGATCGCCCCGTAGAGCGACCGCTCCTACAGTTTGATTATTTTAATTGTTTTTCTATGTTTGCATAGATTTCCATACCTTCATCAGTTTTAAACCAAGCGGCTAAAGCTGAATAAGGATGCTCATCAAATGGAACATTCATTAATTTTCTATCATTAGAACCCCATGAAAAAGTTCTTTGATCTGAAGATAATTTTATTATGTTCATTTCTGTTGCTCTAATACCAAAATTTCTAAGAACTACATTTTCGTCATTAACTAATTCTAAGAATAAAGCTGGATTTTCTTTAGCGTATAGTAGTAAATCCCTTTTAAGCTCTTTAGAGCTCATGCTTGATACTTTAGAACCAACTTCAACACGCATAACAGCTTCAGCTATATCTATGTCTAGATTTTTTGCAGAATTTAAAGCTTCTATTTCTAACTCTATAATTTCAACTTCATTAGACGCTTTTACTTCTGGTTTTAATTCTGTAAATATTGAAGAACTTTTAGGGTAGTATAAAGATAACATTTTTTGTAATATTACTTTTTCTTTAGGAACTGGTAACATACCGTTTCTAAATATGATATGAGATAATCTTTGGTCTCCTTGCATTTCATCAACAAAACAAGTTCTTTGATTTTCACAATACTTAAGCTCTCTTTCGTAACCTTTTTCTTCGTCAAAATAATAAATATTACAACTTTTTATCATTTTACTTAAAGGTTTTTTATTACCCACTAGAACATAAACTCTATCTTTTATTTCCCAAGTTGGTTTTTTAGGTTCAACTTTTACTTTTGGTTTTGGTGTTTCAACTACTGGAGTTTCAACAACAGGTACCTCTACCTCTTTTGTTTTTTGTTTTTTTGCCATAATATAATATAATATAAATTAATAAAAAGAAAGGGTCGAGGCCGAAGCCTCGATCCTTAAAATAGTTTAATGATTAGTTCATTAACATAAAGTTGTTAGCACCTTGAGTAACTAAACATCTTTCAGATAAATAGTTTACTCTCATTGCGTCTAACTCAGATGTAGCAGCTCCAACAGAACCTGTAACCCAAGTTTTCATTCTTCTATCGTCAGTTTGTGAAGCTCTATATCTAACGTGTAAGAATGGTCTTTTTAGGTTTTGACCTAATTGTTGGTCGTATACAGAAGAAACACCAGCAGGAACAATAATACCACGTATAGCGTTAGTTGTGTCCCTGTCATTAATAGCACCTCTTGTTGAAGCGTCGTTTAAGTATTTCCAGTCAGATTTGTAGAAATCGTAAGATCCACGTCTAAAACCAGAGAAACCTAAATTTAATGCCATATCTTCAGAGTTGTTAAATACACCGTAAGATGTACCACCAGCTCCGTAAGAATTCATTGAAGCTAACATATCGTCCATAGCTAAGCTAGTAGATCTGTTAACAAACATCATGTTTTCTTCAATAGCACCTTGTTTGTCAAATTCTGCTAAGATAGCGTCAAATTCAGCTAAATCAGTAGAAGCGTTAACACCAGTAACACCAGAAGTAGAATTACCTCTTGTTTTAACAGCGTCAAACAAACCTTGAGTACCACCTTGTGGTAAAGCACCTCCTAAAGTTTGAGTATCAAGAGTAGTGTCATTATCAATACTAACACCTTCAAGACAAGTCATTTCACAGTTATCAGCAAATCTAGCTCTTGTATCTCCTTCAGCTTTTAAATACCATAAGTAACCGTTTTGACCTTCTTCACCTGTAACTTCAACCCAACCTACAGAAGAAACGTCAGATCCAGAAACGTGATACATATCTCTTATAATAACTGGTTTGTTAGTAAAAGACATAAAGTCTGGCTCGTTAGCAGTAGTGTAAGGAGTATCTGAACCTTTAGCCCACTCAGAACCATACTTAAGTACAGTAACAGCAGCGCCATCAGTTACAGAAAATTCAGTAATGTGACCTTGCGTATAAGGTAAACATGTAACGTTGTCAGTGTCAACAGCTGTAACCCTACAAGGAATTGTAACCGAAGCACCAGTATTAGCCGCAACCAATACAGTATCACCAACACGTAAACCGTGTGATCCAGCAGCGTAAGTCGCGTTAGTTCCAGCGTGAGCTGTAATTGCAACAACAGAAGTTGCAACTGTAACTGTTCCTGTGTAAGATAAATGTAATCTACCTTGTTCAGACCATACTACTCTATCAGCAGTCATAGCCTCTTCAGCTCCTACTTGTGAAAGAAACCCTGAAATTGTTCTGTTACCGAACACCTCAGCTTCTTTTTCCATAAGATCTGGTAAATATTGTTGTGCCCAACCTTCAGTACTTGATGTCGTAAAATCTACATAATTCGACGCCAGTGTACTTTTGATAGGACTTGGGACCAAGTTTAATGATCCACCTGCAGTAATTGCCATAATTTTTTATTTTTAAATTAGTTTTTATTTGTTTTTAATTTTAAACTTAAAGTTAGGAGAATCATCGCCAAGCACTTTAAACTTAGGACCACTAGTATTATCGTTTGAAAACGATTGCCTAGGATTCATGCTTACGTTTTTAGCTTTAGCAACACTATCTTTCATAGCATCTGCTTTACCTTGTTCGTAAAAGTGATTAGCAATAGCATCAGAGTTCATTGCTGTAAATAAAGATTTATGATAACCTTTCGCATCTGATAATTCATTATTTTTGTTCAAAAACTTTTTGACAAAATTATTAATATCGCTTTGGTTATCTTTAACTTCATTAGCATTCTTCACGTTAAACCTATACTTCTTATCTCCGACGTTGTATTCAAAACCTTTGAATTTATCGTTAAAAACTTCTTTAGTTTTTAATTTAAAAGTGTTAGTTTGTTTTTCTGCTATTTTTTGAGTTTCTTCAGACTCTTTGTTATATCTATTAAAAAAGTTAATTGCTTTTTGTTGTTCGGTAGTTAGCCTAGAACCAGCTTTAACCTCTTCATAGTATTTAGACTTTTGCCCGTCTAGGTGGCTTTTAGCGTTGGCAACTTGCTCTTTTAACGCTATTTTTTTCTTTTTAATCTCTCTTGCTTCGTCTTCGTCTTCATCGTATGAAAATGAGTCTTCTATTAAAAAACTTATTTCATCATCTGTCAAATGAGATTTTGTTTGTTTGTAGTACTCTCTAAGAACTGTCATGTCATCATAACTAGAAAAGTCTTGATTAAGCCTTACGTAATCTTCTAGTGTACCACCAGTTTCTTCCATAAAATCTACAACTTTTTGTAAATTTTCCGGTATTGCTTTACCAGTTTCAGCAGACTCTAACATAGCTTCTTGAGCTTGTTCAGCTAAGTCTTCTACTTGCTCTTTAACCTCTTCTTCAGTAACTTCTTCTAATACTGGAGTTTCTTGTGCTTCAGCTTCCGGCTGTACTTCTTCTTGTTTTTCTGTGGACTCGGTGTTATCAAGCTCTGTAACCACTCCCTCGTCGACAGGGTTATCTTCTTTAGTTTCATCTTCTTTTGGTTTGTCTAAATTAACAACGTAATCGCCGTCTTCATTAATGTTTGGTTTTTTAGTTTCTTCAACTGGTTGTTCAGTTGCTTGTGTAGTTTCTTCAACTACGTTTTCTACGTTTTTTTCCATAATATAATATAATAATAATTAATAATTGTTATCTAGGATCAAAGCTACCTAAATCAAAACCTCCTCCTAATATATCATTACCTGCAGACTCAAAGTTTTTAGGTGGTTTATTAGTTTTTCTTTGATCAATCATCTCACTTTGTTGTGAAGCTTGAATTTTTGTTCTTTCGTCTTTACGATCTTCTTTTTCTTTTTCTCTATTTGCAAGCCCTTGAGTTTCTACACCTTTTAACTGCATGCCGTATTGAAACTCTAAGGCCATTAGCTCTTTTTTATACTCAACTTCTTGCGCTTGTTTCTGAGCATCTAATTGAGCTCTCATTTGTTCAAGCTGCATTTCTGTTTGTGCCATAGCTTGATTTTTCTGTAAATCAACCTGTGCAGCCGCTTGTGAAGACTGTTGGTTTGCTTGCGCTTGCGCTTGTATATTTTGCAACTGCTCAGCTCTATCTGTCTCTTGCTTTTGTTTTCTTCTTATTTTTAATAATTGATTAGCAAGTTTAATATTTTTTATTTCTCTAAGATCAATAGCGTCTTCAAGATTTATACTTTGCTGTTGCAATGCCATTTGAATATTATTTTCAAGCATAGCTTTTTCTTCTTCATCAGGCTGTAGCTCTATAAATATACCAAAGTCATATAAGTGCAAGTCACTTATTTCTTCTAGTGTAGCAACGTTGTGAACACCTATAGCTTGTATAAAAGCATCTTTTGTTGGTGAGTATTCTATAATATCAGATATTCTTAAAGATAAACACTCAGCTATTTCAGATGTTAAAAATAATCCAGACTGTAGTATATGTCTTGTTGCTGTGTTGCTGTTTGCTGCAGCTAACTTCTGTACTCCAACTAAAGCGTTTTTATCTGGCATACTACCATCTCTAGCTTCGTTAAGCCCGGTAGTATCTCTTATCATTTGTAAATAGTAGTTGTATGTAGCTATTAAGCTTTGCATTTTAGCACCACCGTTGCTAGACTGTATTTCTTGGATAGGTACTTTACCAGGATTTAAATCACCTTCCGAAGTAAATGACCTACCTATAACAGAACCTGTTTGGAAGAACATGTTTAAAGCTTCTTGTGGGTTGTAGTTTGTACCGTTACCTAAATCTATTTCAGCTAAACCATCAGCATCTAAATAAACACCATCAGGTACCATGCGTGATAATACTTGTTGTAACTTTAAATGTGTAAGCTGTATCATGTCAGCAAAACCAGTGATACGTTGTACTAAAGATTCTATACGACCTTTGTACATACGTGGAGCAACAATAGCATAGTTCATTTTAACTTTAGTAAAATCACTTTTAGGCCTCATCATGTTTTTAGCCATCTCCCACTTTAACAGCTTGTCTGTTCCTAAAATCATAGCACCATCGTATAAACACTCTACAGATCTTTGTAGTTTACCAAAGTTTTCTACGTTTTTAGGTGGATTAAAACTATCATCTTTTTCTAATATTTTTTCAGCACCAGTACCAGTTTCTTTTACTTTATAAACTTCGTTCATATATGTTTTATAATTAAAATATAAAACTTGAACTTTATTACTATCCTCTTCTCTTAAATTGTAACCAGTGTTGTTGTAGTTTGCTTTGTGATAGCTTTTGTTTTTAACTATATCTTCTAACTCGCTTTGATCTAAATGTGGAAACTGTTTTACAAGCTCATTAATTGGTATCATTTTAACTTCACCAACATAGTATATGTCATCAAAGTAAGGTGAGTCAGTGTAAGAATAAACTAAATCAGCTGGGTCAACATAATCAATTACAACACCTTCAGATGTATTAAATGAAGTTTTTACAGCGCCTATACCTAAAACAGTAAGATCGTAGTAAAATTGTTTTTTAGTTAATTCATATTTGTTACCTTCAAACAAAACATTAATAGCTTGCTCTTCTGCTATTTCAATTGCTTGCTTATAAGTTATCTGCATGTGAAGCTGTAACTCTTCTTCTGTTTGTGGTAGTTTAGGTATATCACTTTCTCTAGTGTTAATACCAAATTGATCAGATGTAAAATTATCAAAGTCTTTAAGCTGCATATCGCTAATTATAGACTCCATGTAGTCAGTTCTTTCTTTAACACCGTATGGGTCTTGTGAATAAGCTTTTACATCATATGTTCTTTCTGCAATACCGTTTACAACTATATCTACAAACTTAGGTATAATAGGTACTGGTTTCCAGTCTAAATTAAGATAAGATAAATCACCGTTAATAGATAATTCATCTTTGTATTTTTGTATTGATTGTTCACCTCTAGCGTATAGTCTTAAGTTATGAAAATTATTATTATTAGTTCTATATCTATTTGAACCTCTATCAGTATGAAACCACTCAGTCTCAATAGCTTTAGCTACTTTCAAACCATAGTCATAGCTCATCTTTTCCAAATCACTTACGACTTGGCTTGGAAAATAATTATTTATAACAGACTCTGCCATATTTATTCTTTAATTAATTTAGATGTATTACCTGTGTTTTTATACTTAGCAATACTTATGTTTAGTTTCGGTTTTTCTATTTTAGCGTTTGGAGCGTACAAATGCCTGTTGTTAGCCATTATAGCTAAACCAGAGCTTATAGATGCGTCATGCTTTGTTCTTTTGTTTATATCAAACTTAGCCCAGTCGTTTAGTAATTCATTGAAATAACAACTACCAAATTGACCTTCGTTGTTCATACCTACGTGATTTTGTATATACATTTCAATTGCAGCGGCATGAGCCTGCTTTATATCTTCACTAGAGTTTGGTATACCACCTATTTCTTTTTCTGCTACAGATAACTTGTTCCATATTTTATCTGGCCTGTTCATGCTAAAACCTCTGTAACCACGTCTTCGTAAATAATACAATAGACGAGGTTTATTGTTCTCTGCAAGTAAAGGCATCCCGTAAAATACTAATGCCATTAGAACGTCTTCAAAGAATATCTCTGCGGTTTGTGGTCTTGCTAAATACTCTAAGAAAAACTGATTAGCTGGTGCGTCTTCCATACTGAACTTAGTTAAACCGTGCAAAGCACCTTTAGAACCTTTACCATCTACTGTTCCTGATATATCATAGCTATCACAACCAAAAGCACCCATGTGTTCGTTACCTGGGTATCTAACACCGTTTTTTATTACAACTTTGTTTTGTATATTTGGTGGTGGTGTCCAGCTTACTTTAAACCTACCTTTAGGATCTGGATAAAATATTACTGTTGAATCTTTAACGCCATTAACCCACTGGAAGTTACCTATTGAAACACCTAATGTTCTAGACATTTCTTCATTGTAGTCTATTTGCTCGTATAATTTTACTAAGTTAAATATACTATTTTTTGTTTCATCTCTAAACGCATGCTCAGTAGTTCTTGGAAACTGTCTGTAAAATTCGTTTAGTGCATCTTGATCACCTTTTAAACCGTCAGCTTCGTTTTGCCAACTGTCTATAACTCCTATATCTATTAATTCCCCATGTGGATCGTAGGCTTCATAATCCGGAGTATTGAAGACTGGGCTTCCGTACTCATCAATAAATCCTTCGTAGTTCCACTCCATTGGGATAAAAAGAGAATATAGCCCAGACGCTGTCTGTCCATTTCTGTTTCGCTTAGTAACGTCTGATGCATTATATAATTTTTTAAAGTTTTCTCCACCTTTGTCTAAAGAGTTTGATGTTGAGCCCATCATACATTTACCTATAATTCTACTACCTAATCGTAAACATGTTTTTGTAACTCGCCAGTTGTTTAATATATTATCAGGTCTTTCCCACTTACCACTTTCATCATGTACTAAAAGCTTTAATTTTTCACCGTCATAACTATTGTCACCTGTATTTTTCCAGTCTATAGTTGTATCTAATCCTTCTAAATCTTCTAGCTTTTCGTTTGTTGTAATCTTCTTTCTAGTGAACTTAGAAGCTGGAACTCTATATGCAAGCTCGGATTTTGGCCTATCCATACCGTCTTGAATAGGACTAAAAAAGAAAGGATAATTAATCGATATAGGTACAACTTTGTCAGTAAACATTTTCTTTGCATCGCTACCTGTTTTAGATAATATTCCAAACCTAGCATCACTTGATATTGTAGCTTGGTTAACTGTTTCTGCTGATGACATAAAAGAAAAACCAGACCGTCTATTTTTAAGGTAACACATACCATAACATCTTTTATCTGCTTTGCATGCTTCCCAAAATATATAGAATAGTCTGTTCGCTTCTCTGAAGTCTGGTGCACCTACATCTATCTTGCTCCACTGCAAGTACATATAGTGTGTACCTGTTATGTATGTTGCTTTACCGTTGTTGTTAAACCAAAAACCTTCATCTCTACGTTTAAACTCTTCATCTATATAATCAAACCAGTCAGCTTTCTTTTCTTCAGCATAAGCTCTCCAGTCAAATATGTTTTTAAGCCTAGCTAATTCTTTCGGGTATTCAAACTGTTTCCACTTTTTTTCTTTGTTGCTATACACACTACGCTCTTTC